TTTCAGTATCCCTAATATGGAGGAGACGCTGAAAGCTAAATTCACGAACTGTTTAAATTTTGAACACACTATTCTACTTACTGAGCCATACATAGAACATATTCTAGCTAAACACGGATTTAAAAAACTAGCAAAACAATATTTTCTAAAAAACCATAGTATTTTTTATAGTTACACAAAGGATAAAGACACCGAATCAATAGATTTACCAGAGGGTTTATACGAACACAATAAAAAGCTTTATCTTGACTTTATTACATTTCATGAACGATTAATTTATGGACTCAATAAGAAAATTTCTAACGCAAGAATTGAACAGCCTATTTACTTATTTGGTGCGCATGTCTTTGCTCAATATTTAATTGCAATAGGCCTAAATACCGAGCGTATTTTGTGCGTACTAGACAACGATCAAAATAAACACCATAAGCGACTTTATGGCACAAGCTTAACTGCTTCTTCACCAAAAATTCTTAGCGACGTTAAAAACCCAATAGTTATCCTCAAGGCAGGGGCATATAACGATGAGATAAAAGATGATATTTTGAGTAATATTAATAAGGATACAACATTTTGGGAGACAGGACTTTGAGTTGAAAAAGAGAAAAAAGATTAATAACATTTATCAGTACCTTGTCTGGAAGTTTTGCAAAGACCCAGACAACGTCAACTGGCCCAAAGAAATAGTGATAGCCAAATCTCTGATAAAAGACCATGGAGAGGAAATATTTAAGCACCTTTCTTTTGACATAGAGATACAGAGCCTAGCTCAGTTTCGAAGCGAGAAATTCAAAGCTTTTTTAGCTAAACAAAAGAAGCTATTAGACCTTGACTTTAGAAAAGAGCATGCTATAATGAGGGAGAGAAAGATAGGGAAAGACAAGGAAGTCAAAAAGAAACCAATAACATTATTAGAATTTTTAAAACATGGTAGCAAAAAAGAAGATTAAACAACAGGATAACGTTCTAACGGCATCAGAGCAGTTGTCGTCATTCCTCAAGACACATAAAGAGGACCACTATAACTACGAAGAGGCGATAGAATACAAAGTTTCGACAGGTTCCCTAACTCTAGACATTGAAACAGGAGGGGGCCTTGGACCGGGGCTACATCGCTTCTGTGGAATAAACGAAGGAGGAAAAACGTCGGAAGCCCTCGAAGTAGCAAAGCACTTTCTCACAATGCCCAACTCCAGAGCAGTATATTTTAAATGTGAAGGCAGATTGACGCCTGAGATGAGAGAAAGATGTGGTGTAGATTTTGTACATACGGCAGACCCAGAAAACTGGAAAGATGGAACATGTTTTATATACGAGAGCAACATCTATGAATCCGTTTTTGACATGATGAAAATGCTGATTCAATTCAACGAAGAAGGCAAAAGATATATATTCATATTAGATTCCGTTGACGGACTACAAACAAAAGGCGACAGCGAAAAGCCTCTTGACGACGCCACGAAGGTAGCAGGGGGAGCTACAATTAGTTCCGTTTTCATGAAGAAGGTTGCAACGGCACTAACCAAGAGAGGGCATATGGCAATCTTCATTAGCCAAGTTAGGGCAGACATACAGCTCGACCCTTACTCTAAAGCCCCAGTAAGACAAACCTCTGCAACAGGAGGCAACGCCTTGCTCCATTTTGCTAATTGGATTTTGGAGTTTGAAGCCAGATACAAGAAAGATTATATTTTAGAAGACGACAAGAAGGCTCCTGACAGAGTCTCAAATAAAATTCTAGGACAATGGTCTAAGGTGACGGTCAAGAAGTCGCCCAACGAAAAAACCAATGTCGTGATAGCATACCCAATCAAAAGAGGAAGAACAGGAGGAACAAGCATCTGGAGAGAGCTGGAGATTGTTGATCTCTTGCTTCAGTATGAGTTTATGAGTAAGTCGGGGGCTTGGATTAAGGTTTCTCCTGACGTTATCGAAGAGCTTACTTCAGAGAAAATAGAAATACCAGAAAAATTTCAAGGCAAGAATGGCTTGTTTAAATACTTAGAGGAAAACAAAGAAGCCACAAATTATTTTTATAATAAATTTAAAGAGGTCCTAGCGTAAGACTCTAAAAACTGAAAAATAATCCGCGGAGATTTGCTTTTTAAAGTGGACGACACATGAAAGACAAATACCAAGATAAGTATTCTAAAACGAACAAAGGGAAGAAGGCTCGTCATCGCGCCCAAAGAAAATACGACGAAAGGAACCCGGAAAAACGCCGAGAACAGAAGAGGGATTACATGCGGCGCAAAAGAGCAGAGGACCCAAACTATTGCAAGTGGAAATGAGGCTCTTCAATACATATGGCCGACTCGAAAGAAGAAATGTAAATAAATACCTAATAAAATGGGATAAACCTAGCAGATCCAAAATTCAATTTGAAGTAAAGCAGTTTCTTAAAAAGTATTGGCAATCTTGCGTTGTCTATGAAGAGTTCCCTGTTTATGGGACTAGAATGAAAGTAGACATACTAAATGCTACAAAAAAGATAGCAGTAGAGGTGAATGGGGCGCAGCATAGCAATTATAACAAGTTTTTTCACGCAAATTCGCGTATTAATTACCTCAATTCTATAAAAAGAGATTTTAAAAAATTGGAGTGGTTAGAGCAAAATAGCTATAACTTAATAGAAATAAATCATGACGAGATAAACCTTCTTTCAAAAGAGTTTTTTAAAAAGAAATTTAAAGTGGTTTTGTAGTGTAATAAATAACATGGAAGAGAGCTTTACAATGCCTCCCAGTATAATGAACCAGTTAAATGAGTTCTCTTATGGAGGTTTTCTGCTTTTTTGCTTTGATGAAGCGGGATCTCCGCGTTTTTATGCCCAATTTGACAATGAACTAAACATGATGGCCCTCCAAAAAGCGTCAGAATATTGGCTCGAAGGGGTCCATAATATCAACTCAAACAACATCAAACAGCAGCTAAGCGGACCTACGGAACCTCCAAATGAAGATACGCAAGACGAGTGGTGTGACTCTGACGAGGACGAAGATTCACTTTTATCTTGATCTTGCTCTAAGTTTAGTTTATACTTCATATTGAATGTCTAACATTTCTTCTCTCAAGATAGAAAGACACGTTCTGGGAGGCTTGATTAAGTACCCCGCTGTCTTTTTTGACGTAGATAGGTTCATAAGCTCTTCTGATTTTGTATCTAAAGAGCATTATGTAATTTACTCTACCATCAAGGACATACTCTCCTCCGGGAAAAAGCTTGACAAGACTCTTCTAGCCCACCAAATAAAAAACTTAGGTGTTTCATTTAAAAGCGAGGTAGATATCTTCAACTACATAGAAGACATATCCTTTACGCAGATAAATAAAAACGCAGTTATAGAAGCTTGCAAAGAACTATGTAAGATTAGAATAAGAAGAGAGATAGACGAAACAGGAGATAAACTAAAGAGCTTCGCTAAGACCAATGGGGACAAGGATACCGACTCGATCATAAGCCAAGCCGACCAGATATATAACGAAAAGATACAGACCTATTCGAGAGTCAACGAACCGGAAGAGCTTTTTGAGGGAATAGAAGACCTAATTGAAGAGAGAGGAAACGAACCCAAGGACGAAATGGGGCTCAGGACTCCTTATTCAAATTTTGATCGCATGTTTGGGGGGATAAGGAAAGGCAATATATATGCGTGGGTCAGTAGACCAAAGCACGGCAAGTCAACGATTTTATCTCACCTCGCAACCGGTATGTCGGTTCTGAACAATTGTCCGGCTCTTATTCTAGACACAGAGATGAGCACTGTGGACGTACAGTTTAGAATAGCTTCTTCGGTTACAGGCATACCTGTTTGGTACCTAGAGACTGGGCAGTGGAGAAAAAACGAGGAAATGGTAGAAAAGTTTAACAAAAATAAAGACAGACTTAACCTAGCAAAGCAGAAGGTTCAGCATATGACTGTTGCCGGAAAGCCTATTGAAGAGATTTGTTCTATCATTAGAAGGTGGTATTATTCGCAAGTAGGAAGAGGCAACAATTGTGTAGTCGTCTATGACTATATCAAACTAACAGGAGAAAAAGATTTTAACAAAAAAGAGTATGAGCTAATAGGAGAGAAAGTCAACTCTTTAAAAGAACTGACTCTAGAGCTGGACATCCCCCTGCTTACAGCATGCCAGCTTAACAGGTCAGCAGAGAGCGGGGTGGACGATAGCAGCGCGATTGCCCAATCAGACAGATTGCAATGGTTTGCTTCTTTTGTTGCTATATTTAGAAGGAAGAGCGCGGAAGAGATAGCCGAAGAAGGGCAGGAGTATGGAACCCATAAGCTAAT